CCTACGATCGACATTTTTCGTTCTCCAGAAACAGAAAACCCGGCACAAGGCCGGGTCTGTGTGGTCGTTAAGATAATCAGCTAGGGAACGGCATCGCCGTTGTCACTTTGCCGCCGATCGCCGTCATGGTATGCCGCTGCCCGTTTGCCGGGTTAATGAATGTCACCTCAAGTTTCATCCCGTTTTCTTTCAGCGCTTCCGACACTGCTCGCGCCACATCCTGCGCGCCTCCTGCATCCCGTGCAGGTGCAGGCGAAACAAGCGATGCCGCAGGCGTCACCAGCGACGGCGCTGGCGGTGTCGTCAGGGCGTTCGCTGCGGGTGCCTGCGGTTCCGCTGGCAACGATGGAGGCTGAACGGACAGTGACGGCGCTGGCTCGGGGGGCTGCGGAACGGGGCCGTTTTTGCCGCCGATAATCTGCTCTATCCGTGCGGCATCAAACGGGTTATTACCTTCCTGATTAAACAGGGCCGACAGAACGCGAGAACGCATCCGGGTGTCGGTCAGGTTCAGCTCCTCATCCGGGCGTACACCCAGCTGGCTGGAGGCCCGTTTAATCATGGCATCGGGGTCATTGCCATCGCTGCGCGGTGACGCTTTATGAATGATTTCAGTCAGCGTTTTTAGCGGATGATCCACGTTTGCTGATTTGCCGGTGGCGTACAGCTGCAGCTGACGGTCGGCGGCCTGTACCCCCATTTCAGGCGATGCAAAGCGTGCAAAGCGCCCCGCCGGGGCCGCGCCCGCCTGTCCTGCGTAATTGAGATTCCACGGGTTGTTATTGCGCACCGATGCGGCAGTAGGATCAACATTACCGCTTACTGGCGGGCTGTTTGCCGTACTGTTCGGCTGGCGGGTAATCGCCTGAGCGTCACCGGCAAGCAGGGACGCCTGCTCGCTTAAACCATACTGCACCCGCAGTTTATTCCGCAGGCCGTCATTCATCTGGCCGGTAAGCAGGTTCAGCTGGTCGTCAGGTTGCAGCGTATCAAAATACTTTTTGTCGCTGCGCGCCCGGCGCATCCAGTCACCCTCATTGCCGCGCACGTTGCCGAGCGCCTCATTCCACGCCACCGGGTCCGTGGGGGTCTGCATGACGTGTGCAATGCCTTTCAGGCCATCGCCGACCGAACCGTCGGACAGTAAGCTCCCGGCCAGCTTTTGCTTTGCCCTGTTTTTCAGTCCGTCCCATGAAGAACTGACCTCGGTTAAATTGCGGTTCAGCGTGACCAGATCCGCGTTAATTTTCGGGTCAACAGTCAGACCGACCTGATCCGATTTTGCCAGCAGTTCTTTCAGCCGTGCGCCTTCGCGCAGCAGCTGCAACCCGTTGGCATCCAGCCCCAGCGCATCCGCGACCGTCTTCTGATTTTGTGGCGACAGCTTCGGCATAACCTTTGCCAGCTGTTCCACCGTTTTCAGCACGTTGGCCGTGCCGTCATCATTCCTGACGATCGGGGCGTTAATCTGGTTCATGATGGCAAGCGCGGCGCTGTTACGGCCCTGTAGCGCATCGTTGAACGTTTTATAAAGCCCTTCAACGCTTCCCTGTGCGGATTCGCTGTCACTGCCGAGCAGGCGCATAGCGCCGGACAGCTGCGAGAAATCCTTAACGCTCATTCCGGCGTTTTCGGCGGCTATCTGGAGGCTGTAGGCATCATGGGCCGCATCCGCCATACCGCCACCGAGCGCGGCGATCCCTTTACCGGCAACATAAGCCGCGCCACCGGCGAGGCCGAACTTGCCCGCCATGCCGCCGATTTTCCCGGCGTTACCGAGAAAGTTACGCAGAGGCGGAACCATATCACCGATAAACTGGACGTTATCCTTTGCAAAGCGGCCCAGCGTCTTAAATGCCGCGTTAACGTCGTTCAGCTCGTCCTGCGTTTCCTGTCCGCCGAGTTTCAGCCCGTTTTCTGTTTCAGTCAGTTCCGGCTGTAACCCTTTTACCTGGTCGCCTATTTTTTTCAGCGCCCCGGACACCTGATCGTCGGCGCGCAGTTCAAAATCAAACGTCTGTCCGGCCATATCAGCTCGCCTCTAAACTTTTCTTAATTCGCAGTCCCTGCCGTTCCCACTTCTGTAACGCCTTCCACGTCATGCGGGCCGTGTCAGACGGCCCCCACCGGAAGAAAAACGTTACATCTGCGGCTAGGCGTTCCCACTCGTCCATGTCGGGAAGTACGTCAAAAAACCGAGCAGATACGCCTGCCCCTCCCGGAACCGGCTGAGCGGCATTTTGCCCAGGGCAAAGAGGTTAACGCCGGACAGTTCCGCCATCAGGCTGAGCATGGCCGCCCGCTCGGTTTTCACCTCTTTGTCGTCATGGAACTTGCAGACCTCCGCAAACGTCGGTTCACGCAATGGCACGGTTTCCCATGCTTCGCGCCCGTTCAGGGTGCTGATCTGTTTGTCCAGCTGAATGACATATTCCGGGGCCGGCTCCGCGTGCGGTTCCGGGACCGCGTTCAGGAACGAAACCAGATACGCCTGGCCGCGCCGCTGTACGCTGATTGGCAGGGCATCAACGGCGGACCGCTTGGCCCCACTGATTCTGGCAATCAGTTCCCCCATCGCGTTGTGAGGACTGGTCTTATCCGACAGCGTGTAAAAGTCGTCGGCTTCGTGCTGCATAGGTTCACGCAGCGGCATCGGCCCCGAGGGGCCGAACTGAGCATCAAAAATCTGATCCATCCGTTAGTTCTCCGACACGTCGTCGCTTTCAAACGTGACGCTAAATACCGCGTCTTCGCTTTCGACTTCCTGCGCATCGGTGGTCCACATCCCCGAACCGATGATGATCTTGCCGTTCGCCAGCGTGGCCGTGACCGTGACGTTGGTCATGTCGTTAAAATCGGACACGCTGGTGCCGCCGCTGTCGCGCACGTCCATAGAAATCAGCCCGGAAATCGGGGTTTCTTTATAGCCGTGTACGCGGTCCATGCCGGTCAGCGTTTCGCGCTTCACCTTAGATGGACGGTATTTAAATTTACCGGCGACCATAATGGTCATGCCGTCGACCACGACGTTGGCCGTACCCGCAATGCGGTTACTGGTATCACCCATGATTTATCGCCTTATTAAGAAGCCGCTTTTAAACGGAACTGGTTGAGCAGCGCAAACACACGCAGCTGGTTGATGAGGGTTCCCGGCCACAGCACATCGACGCGGTTAACGTTGGTGCTGTTCTGTTCAACAATCAGGCCCGCCGCAAAGCTCTTCGAATCCTGAACAAAGCCGTTTTTCTCCAGCGCCTTGTACTGCGCAATCAGTTCGGCCTTGATGGTGCTCGGTGTGACGATCGCAGAACCGGGCGCAAAGCGTGTGCCGTCGGCGGCCAGCTTCATGCGCGGAAACTTGCTGGTGATAGCCGAGCGCAGAAAGCGCGTGACGTACATCAGCAGGAACAGCGTTTCGATTTCGAGATAAGAATCATCGGCGTCGCCGTAGCTGTTCGTCTGGTACGTGGTGATCACGTTCTCCAGCGTCACGGTGTCATCGTCTGCGACGACGACGGTGGAAATGCCGCTGTAAAGCAGGTTGTTACGCTCCGGCAGGTCAAAGCGCGACGGCAATGGCGGGGCCAGCACGCCGGAAACGGTCAGCGTCTGCAACGGACGGCCCGGGTCATTACGCAGGCTGACAGCGGCAGAACCGTAAACGGCTGCGGCCCATACCCACGGCGGCGTCGGTGAGTCGTACACGCCAATCAGGGACGCGTGCTGGTCGTTGCGGGCTTCACCTGCAGCAGTCAGTTCGCCATAGGTTCCACTGATAACGCCGAGCGCGTGGCCGTACAGCTGCGAGGCGTAGCTCCAGCGGCCAGTGGCATCGGACAGCCACAGCTTCACCGCGTTTAACGAGGTGGAATCGGTGTAAGGGTTGATGATGAAGTCCGCGCCCTTGTCGCCGTAGTTCGCCAGCGCGTCATCAAGTGCAGGCGTCCCGCTTCCGCCGCTCATGGCGGTAATGGTGACGGCCAGACCGGTCGGCGTGGCTTCACCGGCAGCCGTTCCGCCGTAGTTCAGGCGAACATCAATCAGGTTGCCGTGTGCGCCTTTGTTTTTGGCCGTCAGCGTTACCACGCCGTCCACCGCAGCCGCTTTTACCGGCAGGCGGGTCGTGGCGTTGATTTCGGCGGCCAGCGCAGTCGCCACGGTGGCAATCGCGTCGGTGTTCAGCGCCGCAATCTGTACGCGCTCACCGGCGATATAAACCGACAGGGTGCCGGATGCGGTGGCCGGGCTGGTCACGGTGATTTTACCGGTGGCCGGTACGGTCGCTTTGCCATCGGCCAGCGGCAGAATGTAGATTTTTCCCGCGGTATCGTTTTTCAGATACGCCGCCATCATGGTATGCACCATCGAGCCGTAGCCACACAGGCCGCCGACCGTAGACACGGACGAGGCGAGGAACGGCACGCCCGGCGTCTGCAGCGCGGTGTCCAGCTGCTGGCCGATAATCAGGGTGATTTGGGTGGCCGTGGCCGAGTTGGCCATCGAGTTATTCATTTCCGCGAAAAAGAGCGGCGTGCGCAGTTTGCTCGGCACGTGATCAAATGCAATGGTCATCAGCTGGTCGCCTCATTGGTTGCGGTCGCTGCCGGTGTGCCTGCGTCGCCGGTGGCGGCAATGGCTTTAACGGTGCTTTTCGCGGGGGTGGCTGCTTCGGCGACGTCGGTGGCTTCCACCACATCGCCATCGCGCAGACGGCGACGCCAGAACGCATCGAGCGTTACCTCGGCCCCGTCTGCGGGTAAAAGGGTGCGTTTAACCGGGTCGCGCACGGCGCGACCTTCTGCGGGTTTCAGTTTCATGGGGTTGGTTCTCGGTTATTGCGGAAGGTCGGCGTTAAAGCCCGGCTGTGTGGTGCCGTCCGGCTGCTGGATGGTTACGTCTACGCCCTGAAGCGGTACACCCTCGACCGGGTAGAAATCCTCCGGCCCCTGGTAATATTCCGCGTCGATTTCATAGGTCAGCTGGCCGATGTGGCCATCGCCGCCTGCGTCCACCTGAATGGCCGATCGTATGTGCCGGAACTGCTGGATCGCAAAGGTCAGGTCATAGCTGTTAATGACTGCCCGCTCTACCTGTTCGCGCAGGGTTTCCAGCGCCGTTTCAGCCTGCATCGCACCGTCATTGGTTTCGCTGTCGAACGCTTCGACGCGACCGGTAATGCGGATGGTCGCCACGCTGTTAAACTGCGGCGCATTGCAGCCCAATGACTGCTTTTCATCAAAC